AATGGGCAGGCTAGTCCTATCGCTATCGAAACACTACACTTGCGTTATCGATCATGTGATCCACGATAGTTACGATCCAAGCAATAATGGCAAGCGGATGGTTTACGGATTTTGGTGCTTTGCACCAACTTGATTAGCTGAGTTTTTTTGTAGTTGTCGATCTCGAGTCGACGTCTGTAGTCGGCATAAGTCATAGCACCATTCCCTTTTAAAAGTTTGGCGCGTTCCTTCGACCCATGTCTACTTCCGTCCCCTGCCGGGATGAACGATGCCGCGATTGTAATCCCAGATTAATTTTCTATCAAGAGCTGCTAATGTTGCTAAAGTTGCTAAGGATGCCGTTTATTTCGGCCTAACATCCGTTCCGTTTGATAGCCGGCTATCGAACGGCGAAAGTTTTTTCGGTGCGTACTTAAGTATCAACCGAATTTATGTTGATTTAGTTCTTTTGTTTCGTTAAACTCAAAAAAAACGTCATAACTAGGAGAATCAAATGGAAGTGAAAGAAATTCAGCGATTGCTGTCTGATAGAAACTTGCGCGAAATCAGTCGCCGTACCAGTATCGGCTACTCAACATTGCGCTCAATCGTCAAGAATGAGGATGCCGATCCGAGCATTTCGCCGGTTAAAAAGTTGCTGGAGTATTTCTCGGCTACTTGCCCAAGTGGCTAACCTTGAGGATATTTGGGCGGATAACAGTAAGCGTTTGGTTGATCCACCTGAAGTCCAACTCAAGAACGCAATCATTGATGCTGGCCTCGAGCCACCATCGGAGATAATACTGGATGGCAAGATACACCGATTCAGATCAGGTTCCAAAGGCCGAGGCGGTTACGGCGATAAGAGTGGCTGGTATATTGCTTTTGGCGATGGTGTATGCGCAGGCAAGTTTGGTGATTGGAGATTCGGTGTGGAGCATAAGTGGATCGCCGACATTGGGCGCGACCTCACGCCGCACGAGAAAATTGCTCAAACGTATCGCATGGAAGAGGCGCGTCAGGCCAGAGAAGCGGCAGAGAAGCTAATGCGCGATAACGTCTCGGACGTTGTCAATAAGATCTGGGCTGAGGCTGCCGAGGCGACCGAGGATCATCCGTATCTGGTCAAGAAAAAGATTCAGCCTAACGGTGCTCGAGTCACGGGCGATGGTCGATTGATCGTGCCACTGTTTAACAGTGACGGCGAGATGACTACCGTGCAATACATCGACTCGGATGGTGGCAAGCTTTACCATTCCGGCGGCAAGACCGGCGGATCATTTTGGCGTATCGGATCTAATCAGGATGCGCACATATATGTAGCCGAGGGCTACGCAACTGCCGCGACAATCGCTGAAACGAGTGGTGTGGCGTGTTACGTTGCATACTCGGCGAGTAACATCCCTAATGTTGTTGGGCAGCTTAGAGAGCGTTTTGGCGCCTCTCAGCGCATCATCATTGTGGCAGACAATGATTCCAGTGGGGTCGGTAAGTCATACGCAGACCAAGCCAGCGCGAAGTACGGTGCGACCGTCATCATTCCCCCAGATGAAGGCGATGCTAACGATTACTTACTTTCTGGCGGCGATTTATCGGCTCTGTTGGAGCCACCTGAGATCAAGCTAGATTGGTTGGTCGACGGCAATGAGTTCACGACAAAGCCAGCGCCGATCAGTTGGTACATCAAGAACTGGCTCCAGAATAAGTCACTTATGATGGTGCATGGCCCCTCGGGATCAGGCAAAACGTTCCTAGTCCTCGACTGGTGCCTTAGGATGGCTGCTGTTGAGATGGATAACCGAGACTGGTGTGGTAACAGGACAAAAGACTTGCCGATCGTCTACTTGGCCGGTGAGGGCCATTATGGTTTGAGAGCCAGAGTCGCCGCATGGATGCAGAACTTTGGCGTCGATAAGATTAAATTTTGGATGAGTAAAACCGGCACTGATCTCAACTCGAGCGAGGGCTTGGTTAAGGTCATCGATAACGTCCGGGCATTGCCCGAGACGCCAAAGGTTATCGTAGTGGATACGTTACATAGATTCCTAAATGGTGACGAAAATTCTGCTCAGGACGCCAAGACAATGTTGGATGCCTGCGCTTTATTAATGGAAGAGTTTGATTGTACGGTCGTTTTAGTGCATCACACCGGCGTATCGGATGAGGCGCAGCATCGTGCCAGAGGCTCTAGTGCATGGCGAGGCGCACTGGATATAGAGGTTAGTGTAAAGCCGAGCAAGAACGGAGGCCCAATCGAGGTAATCCAGCGTAAGATGAAGGACGCCGAGATGCAGGACAGTCTGTTTTTTGATCTTAAGAAGGTAGACATCATTGGATGGCGAGACGAAGATAACGATCAGGTATCGAGCGTTGTATTAGAATCGTCTGGAAAACCAATTAAAATGGACAAAAAGGTTTCTAAACTGGAAGAAAATAGAAGGCGCTTTGAAAGAGCATGGCATCATTGTCATAGAGATAGGGATGATCAGAATCGACCGTTTATATCTCGAAGCGCATTGCTTGAGTATCAAGTCAATGAGCTTGGGGCAACTGAATCGTATGCAAGAAAACAGTTACAACCGTCGACAAGCTCTTTGATTGGAATCTTGTTGGATGCGGATTACATCGAAAAATATGGCAAGGGATGGTCTGCAAAATCAGCCAGTTTGATTATAGATTTTGGTGAAAACGGATAAAAACGGATATCATAACTGTATCCGTTTTTTAATTTAATGAAATCAAATACTTATAAAAAAAGTGCCAATAAAACGGATAAAACGGATAAAACGGATACGGATATAGTATCCGTTTATAAATGTATATAAATCAATGACTTATTTAAAAACGGATATCAAAAACGGATATATTTCTGGCAGATGTAGAAAACGGATACGAACGGATACCTGTCTTGTAAAGACAGTATCCGTATCCGAATTTCTGCGCAAATTTTAAGGAGAATTATGAATATCGAAAAAATTAATATTGAGCAATTATTACCGTATGCAAAAAACAGCAGAACGCACGATGATGCTCAAGTAGCCCAGTTGGCGGCATCAATTAAAGAGTTTGGTTTTAATAATCCGGTTTTAGTGGATGGCGAAGGAACAATTATTGCCGGGCATGGGCGAGTTATGGCTGCGAGAAAGTTAGGATTAGATGAAGTTCCTGCGATAAAACTTGGCCACTTAACTGAAAATCAGAAAAAAGCGTACATCATTGCTGACAATCGTTTGGCGTTAAATGCTGGCTGGGACACCGAGATGTTAACCTTAGAAATCAAAGACTTACAATCGGAAGATTTTGATCTTAGCTTAATGGGATTTGATGAAGATGAGCTTGCTAAACTATTAGAGCCAGAGGTTGTTGATGGTTTAACAGATGAAGACGCTGTCCCGGACGTGCCGGAGGAACCAAAAACGAAGCCGGGCGACATATATCAACTGGGAAATCACCGACTAATGTGCGGCGATAGCACAAGCGTTGACGCAGTTGAGAAATTGATGGATAAACATCTGGCGGATCAATTAATTACAGATCCGCCTTATAATGTTGACTATGAAGGATCTGATGGGCAAAAAATAAAAAATGACAGCATGGATGACAGTGCATTCAGATCATTTTTATACGATGCTTTTTCTTTGGCGTTTTCTTTTATGAAAAATGGCGCCAGCTTTTATATTTGGCACGCTGATCTCGAAGGATACAATTTTAGGGGCGCGGTCATTGATTGTGGACAAAAAATTAGGTCGTGTTTGATTTGGAATAAGCCGTCAATAGTTATGGGTCGGTCAGACTATCATTGGAAGCATGAACCATGCTTATATGGCTGGAAAGACGGAGCATCACATTTATGGGCAACAGATAGAAAACAATCAACTGTTATTGATTTTGTATCCAAAGTTAAAAAAAATGATTTACATCCAACGATGAAACCTGTCGAGCTTATTGAGTATCAAATTTTAAATAATACGAAAGGCCAAGATATTGTGCTTGATTTATTTGGCGGCTCCGGGACAACTATAATTGCCTGTGAGAAATCAGGTAGAAATGCTAGAGTAATGGAACTTGATCCAAAATATTGCGACGTGATTGTGAAGCGTTGGGAAGAATTTACAGGTCAAACTGCTACTTTAGTGTCTTTTTGAGGATTATAAAGAAATGTCAGAAAATACAGGAAGGCCGCCGCACGAGCCAACAAATGAAAACAGGTTAAAAGTTAAGACGCTGGCTGCAGTCGGTACGAGGTTTGAGGATATAGCCAAAAAGCTTGGAATATCTGAAAACACAATGACTAAATATTATCGTCAAGAGTTGGACGACGGTCGTATCGATGCTAATGCAGCGATTGCAAAATCACTTTATGACCAAGCAAAGTCTGGAAACACTTCTGCGCAAATATTTTGGCTAAAGACACGTGCCGGTTGGAAAGAAACTCAGGTCAATGAAGTGACTGGCGCTGATGGATCAAATTTAGTTATTAAATGGAAAAGCGGCGATGAATAACTTCGATAAGTTCCTATTCTTGATGGTGGCTGGCTGTGTGCTGACGACTTTTGCGATGATGGCGGACTTTTTAGGATGGTATGCCTGAGATAACGATACCGTATACGCCTCGGGAGGTTATGATCCCGTTTCACGATAGAACTAGTAGATTTGCCTGTTTGGTGGCTCATCGTCGGTGCGGAAAGACGGTCGCCGCAATCAATGACTTAATACGCGACGCATTAACGATTGACCGGCCCAACGTTCGAGTAGCATATATCTCGCCGACCTATCGGCAGTCTAAGGCCGTAGCGTGGGATTACTGCAAAGAGTTCACGGCTAATATACCGGGCATCAAAGTTAACGAGTCTGAGTTGCGCATTGATTTTCCCAATGGCGCTCGCATACGGTTGTTTGGCGCTGAAACAGCGGACTCAATGCGAGGACTATACTTTGACTCGGTTGTAATGGATGAGCCAGCCGACTTCCCGGCTAATGCATGGTCAACCGTTATTCGCCCGGCGATTGCGGATCGACAAGGCCGCGCAACGTTCATCGGAACTCCAAAGGGCAAAAACGAATTTTGGGATATTTTTGATGCGTCGAAAGATGACCCAACGTGGTACTCGGCGGTGCATAAGGCTAGTGAAACAGGATTGTTGCCAGACGAAGAGCTAAAAGCATCTTTTAAAGTTATGGGCGAGGATCGATACGAGCAGGAGTTTGAGTGCAGCTTCGAGGCAGCAATCGCTGGCGCTTATTACGGCACTGAGATGAAAGAAGTAACAAATACTGGACGGATTGCCGCAGTTCCATATGATAGAGCCGTTGGAGTCGTTACAGCGTGGGATTTAGGCATCGGGGATTCGACCTCGATCTGGTTCGCGCAGCATGTTGGAGCCGAGGTCAGGCTGATCGACTACTACGAAAGCTCTGGCGTTGGTCTTGATCACTACGCCAAAGTGTTGCAGGAAAAGGATTATGTTTATGAGTCGCACGTCCTACCGCACGACGTGCAGGTCAAAGAGCTGGGAACTGGCAAGTCTCGGCTCGAAACGTTGGATTCGCTAGGGATAAGGCCCGTGACAATAGCACCAAGGTTAGGCGTCGATGATGGAATACAGGCAGTGCGATCCATGCTCGGGCGATGCTGGTTCGACGAGGCTAAGTGCAATCGAGGCGTCGAGGCATTGCGGCAATACCAACGAGACTTTGACGAAAAGGGCAGAACGTGGCGAGGCAGGCCTCGGCATGACTGGACATCACATGGCGCAGATGCAATGCGTTACTTGGCAGTTGGATACCAGAATCAAGCATCGAGCTGGGGCGAGCCAATCAGGCGTAACTTGCAAGGGATAGTGTAATGACATCAGCAGTTATTAAGTCAATATTAGATTTAGTTAATATGCCGGTCACGCAGCAAGAGCGATCTTTGTCCGGGATGGATCAAAAGATCAAAGCTGCAATAGATCTACAAAAAAAATTAGGATTTACCGGAAAAGATGTCGATGCGTACATTGGCACAGAAACTATGAATAGGGCAATCCAAGCTGGCCCAGAAATGGAGCAACTTGCAAAAAACATATTGGAAGATGATTATTTAAGAAAATTACGAGCCGATGTTCGATATACCAGACGCGGTGATTCATTTTCATCATTGCCACCAACTGAAGCGCTTGATCCATTAATTCAAGGCGTTATGGACGTTGAATCTTTTGGAGGCAATCCAACTGCATTGCAGGGCGCAGGCAATACGTTAAGTAGTGCTTTATCGCAATTACAAAATTTGTCTATTATGCAGGCCTCAAGAGTTGGAAAGATTGCCGGGGCAACGCCATTTAGTAGCGGCGCTTTGGGCCAGTTTCAAATTTTGCCTCAAGAAATATTGCCATTGGCTATTCGTGCTGGCCTTGATCCGATGAAAGATAAATTTTCAGAAGAAAATCAACGCAAAATGGCTGAATTTCTTATATTAGAACAAAAGCGCCCAGATCGATCAATGGGGGAATTATTAAAAGATTCAAGTGTTCCAATTGAGCAGGCGCAACGTGCTGGCGCTAACATATGGGCTGGGCTACCTAATGTTGGCGGCAAATCAGCGTATTCTGGTACGCAAGGCAACGCTGCTAATATGAGCGAGGCAGAATATAAACGTTTATTACAAAAAACAAGACAGGGATTACTAGGGACGATGACGCCATGACAATAACAAATTACAGCACATTACAATCGACAGTCGCCGATTACCTTAATCGAAGTGATCTAACGGCAGTCATACCGACGTTTATTCAGTTGGCAGAGTCGCAAATCAATCGCGATATTCGACACTACAAGATGGAGACTCGATCAACGGCAACGATAGACGCTGGCGATCAATACTCGCAAGTGCCAGCAGACTGGATGGAGACGATTCGAGTTAGCATACAAGGCACTGGCACAACTGTTGTTAATTTAATATCCCGAGATGCTATGGCAGATAAACGTGCTGGCGCTGAGGATGTATCTGGTCGGCCTGAGTATTACACTCACGCAGATGGACAGTTTAACTTCTATCCGACGCCAGACGCAGACTACACGCTGGAGCTGTTGTACTTTGCTAAAGTACCTGATTTGGCGTCGAACAGTGACAACTGGCTGTTGGATGACTCGCCCGATGTATATTTATATGGATCGCTAATGCATTCTGCGCCATACTTGCAGGAAGATGCACGGATCACAGTTTGGGCGCAGTTGTATTCAGCGGCAGTTGCAAGACTAAACGAATCATCAGATCGATCCAGAATGTCTGGATCTGGATTAAAACTTAAAGTGAGAGGACTAGGATGAGCTTTTCTGATTATTTAGAGGATAAAGTGCTTGACCATGTTTTTGGTGGCAACGCTTATACCGCTCCAACAACGTTGTATGTTGGTTTATTTACTAGCACACCAACAGATTCAACTACAGGCACAGAGGTATCTGGCGGATCTTATGCAAGGCAAACTGCTGCTTTTACTGTGAGCGGAACAAACCCAACTGAAGCGGCAAGTAATGCGGCAATTGAGTTTCCTACTGCAACAGCTACTTGGGGAACAGTTACTTATGCTGGAATTTTTGATGCCGCAAGTTCCGGCAATATGATTGCATATGCACAATTGACAGATCCAGCAGATTTAACAACAGCATTACCAAAAACTATTGGTACTGGCGATGTATTTAGAATATCTTCTGGAAATTTAAAAATTCGACTCGATTAAGGAATAGTCAATGTCAACAATAACGACCAGATCAGGTAAGGGATCTCCGTTAACTCATGCTGAAGTTGACGCAAATTTTAATAACTTAAATACAGATAAAATTGAAGATGGAGATAGTCCTTCATTTGTAAATATAACTGTATCTGGAACGGTTGATGGTCGTGACATTGCCACTGACGGCACTAAACTAGACGGTATTGAAGCATCTGCAACGGCAGATCAAACTGCTTCTGAAATTAAGACTGCATACGAAAGCAACGCAGACACTAATGCATTTACAGATGCTGACCATACTAAGTTAGACGGTATAGAAGCATCTGCTACTGCAGACCAAACTGCTGGTGAGATTAAGACTGCATATGAAAGTAACGCAGATACAAACGCATTCACTGATGCTGATCACACAAAGCTAGATGGTATTGAAGCTTCGGCTACAGCAGATCAGACAGGGGCTGAGATTAAAACTGCTTACGAAGGTGAAGCAGACACTAACGCATTTACTGACGCAGACCACACAAAGTTAGATGGTATAGAGGCTAGTGCTGATGTAACAGATACTCTTAACGTAACTGCTGCTGGTGCGTTAATGGATAGTGAAGTCACTAACCTAGCACAAGTGAAAGCATTTGATTCAGCAGACTACGCTACTGCTGCACAAGGTACACTGGCTGATAGTGCGTTACAGTCATCTGACATAGGCTCTAATGTTCAAGGCTTTGATGCTGACACGTTAAAGGCTGACACAGCAGACACACTTACAGCACCATTCAGAGGCACAGTTACTACTGATAACGATCTATCGTTTGATCTTAACGTGACTAATAACTTTAGCTGCACACCAACTGGTGGTGGCACATTGACGTTTACCAATCACACTGCAGGTCAGAGTGGATTCATCTGGTTAGACAACTCAGGTGGTCACGCCATTGCTGCTGCTGGTACAACCAAGATCAACGCTGCTGACTTAACAGCAATCTCGACTGCTGGTGTCTACACACTGAGTTACTTTGATAACGGAACCAATGCTTATGTCTCGGTAAGCAGGAGCTTTGCATGAGTTTATTGCCTGTTGGCTTTGGGTCTGCTGCTGATGATGCCCATGAGATCACAGATAGTCTGAGGATGCGTAGTTCTGCGTCTGCTTATCTAAGTAGAACACCTGCAAGTGCAAGCAACCAAACAACTTGGACTTTTAGTGTATGGGTTAAAAGAGGTGCTTTAGGAACACAACAAAATTTATTTAATCCTGCTCGCGGAGGAGATGGATCTAACGAATCTCAAATGGGATTTAGATCAGACGATACGCTTTGGATATATGACTCTGGAGGAACTAGAGGTATTTTTTATACCAATCAGGTATTTAGAGATCCTTCAGCTTGGTATCACCTCGTATTTGTTCTTGATACAACGCAAGCTACTTCAACAAATAGATTTAAGTTGTATGTAAATGGAGAGCAAGCAACCTTTTCTTCGGCAACTTATCCTAGTCAAAATATAGCTTGGGGATGGAACTCCACACAAGAGCATAAGATAGGTGTGTACGCTTATTCTGGATCTTTCTACGATTTTGATGGCTACCTAACAGAAATAAATCATGTTGACGGTCAAGCATTAGATCCAACAGA